TTTCTCAGCCTTAAAGAAGATTCGGTCTACAATCTCGTAATCTGCTTTAACGGTGAACTCTTTGTACGACTGGTCAGCCTTAAGTTCGTACAAGAAAACGATTTCGTTTGGTGCTTCATCGCCAAACATACGCTTACCCAATTCAAGATACATCTGTCCTTGAAGTAAGTGACTTCTAAAAGGGCGTTTGATACTGTTAAACGCCTTAAAGATGTCTCCATCGTTGTCTAAAAGAAGTTCTGGCGCTTCATAGCGGAATGTTCCTGCACCAACAGACTTGATTTCAATTAGGCAATCGTTTCCAATTCCCTTAATCCATCCATCTGTATGGCCTGCAATACGGAGTTTATCGTCAACCAATGTGACTTCTTTGTACTCCATGCGGGTATCCCCACAACTTTCACAGACTGTAGGAGAAGTCCCAGTCACTGAGGTGTGGCAATGCTTGCATTCAAAACGACCATACAGGTTACCCATTTCGTGAAACCAGTTTTGCCACTTGTGGTGAATTGCGTGTCCTTCGTCAAAGATAGATTGCAAACGTAGGTTTGGCTTCTCTTTCTTGGATACTCCACCTGTCATCAAGTAGTACGAATACTTGTAGCAGAAATCGTTCTTAATGATTTCAGATGGGTGAAGAACCGTTGTAGAACGGTCTCCTAGGGGACGGCGCATGAGGTGTCGCTCAATGTCACCAAGTAGTCGTGGCTCACGCTTCTTAGCATCTAAGAAACGTTTTAGGTCGTTTTCCATTTTTTAGTCCTTGCTTAGTATGAATTCTTCTAGGGTCATCTTCTTACGGTAACTCTTTTGCCACTTGCGAATTAAAGCATTCCTTTCACGGTGACTGAGTCCACCCCAAATGCCATGGGGTTCGTCACGGCTAACCGCATCCCATAAACATTCTTTTCGAACTGGACAATGGTTTTTCTTATTTTCTCCAAAACAATAAACCTTTGCTTTTGCAGCAATGATTTTGTACTGCTCTTTATCACGAGGAGGATAGAAGATATCTTCGTCTTCCTGTGACTTAGGTGCAGCGCCTTTGCATTGGGCGTGCGACCACCATGGGTCTTCATCGTTGTACATGTATTAGGCATCCTTTAGTTTCTCCCTCATTTCTAAGAAATCATGCTCGGATAAGATTACGTAATCTTCTCCATCCAGATGGATGCCAAGTACTGGCATTCGTCCGTCAAGGATTGCCTCTCTCGTAATTTTCTTTAAGACTTCGGATTTTACAGTGCACTGTTTTTTACCAGTCCACTTGTGCTCAATCAAGAGGTCGCTTGACCGCACATCTCCTTTTCGGGACCAAAATGCTCCAGAGGCTGCAGTACGTGACCCGCTTATTTTCTTTGCTAAACGGTCCTCATGCTTTCTGGATTGCTTTTGACCTTCAGTCTTCACTATCTTCCACTACTGGAATCCCATCAGACTCCAGCACTTTCTTTTGTATCTCTTCCTTGAGGTCAATTTCCTCACGGAGACTTGTTATGACAGATTCAATACCCTGCCATTTTCTTTCGCCATAGTAGAACCATCCACCCTTTCGCTCAATGTAGCCCATTACTACAGCAAGGCTGGCAATTTCTTTTGCAAAATCAAACTCTCCTGGCGCACAGTTTCCGCCTTCTGCAAAGTAGAAGTCAAAGTATGCGACACGCTGTGGTGGCGCAGTTTTATTTTTGAGGGTCCTAACTTTAATTCGCTGACCCACTCTAGTTTTAGAATTACCTGAACCGATTTCAATCCATTCGTCTCTACGGACTTCGCAACGAGTGAAAAATGCGTAATTCTTACCTTCTCCACCTGGGGTTGTTCTAGGGTCTCCATGCATTACTCCAATTTTCATACGATACTGATTAATGATGAGACCCAATACTGGGCGTTCGTCTTCAACAAGGCTGCGTTTCATTGCTGTTCCAACAACACGGAAAAACTTATTGGTAAGAAGTGCTCCACGACCGACTGTTGCTTCGCTCATATCCTTTTCCATTTCTGGCATTGGGGATAGTGCTGGCAAAGAATCAATGACGATTGCGTCTACAGATTTTGATTCTGCAAACTGAATAACGGCTTGATATGCCTCTTCCATAATAGATGTTTCAATAACAATAACTCGTTCCATATCTACACCGCACATTTGTGCGTATTCTGGAACCCATTGCTCTGCTGCTACCCAGACTGTGGTGTAGTCAGGGTTTAATCTTTGGTTTGCAGCAATTGTTTTAAGCGCCAACGCAGTTTTGCCGTGTGACGGTTCACCAACAAGTTCGTTCCACTGATTACCAGGAAACCCACCACCCAAAACATAATCAAGAGTAGTAGAACCACTAGTAATACGAGGGATAAGGTCAGAGCGGATATCAGACGCAAGAACAACCACGCCATCACCGAACTTCTTGTTGAGTTGTGCAAGTACTTTTCGTGCTTCATCATTTATCACTGCTTAATCCCATCTTTACAAACTTACAGTTAAAGGTTGGAATCTCCACAAAGAAGTCTCCATCCATCTCGGACGTATTCTTACGTACTGTTGTACCGTTTACAAAATCAATACCATCAACAATAAGCCCATAAGACCTGTCATGGTTAAGCATAAAAAACCACACTAATTCGCTTTTCTTTGCAAACTTCTTTTTTCTTGCAGGAAAATGAACTTCTCCAAAAGGAAATCTTTCTCCTACCCAGTTATGTTTTACTTCAACTTCAATTTCGTATTGTTGACCATTTTTTTCAGCCAATATGTCAATCCCATATTGGTCAGGATTAACCATTGCTTCAAAACCTTCAGCAGATAACCACTCAATGACTTGATGTTTAGCATCATCATTGTCTTGGTAAAGAGTTTGGTCAAAAGGTTTTATCACTGCTTAGTCCCATCGGGGTTGTACCCCTGTGGCATTGGATTAAAACCACCTGTTGTATTTCCTATTGCACCTTTTGCTGCGCCTTCTACTTTAGCACCAGTTAATGCTCCGTATCTAGACCCTGATTGACTTATTGGATAACCACAGTCGTAACAGCGCAGTGCAACCGTTTGACTAGGAGACATGTAGTTTCCACCACCACACTCAGGGCATGGTTGGTTTTGACTAACACTTTGAGCCTTTGATGGAGCAGGAGGTTGTTGCTGTGGCGCTTGATAAGGAGTCATCGGCTGTTGAGATGGTGGCATAGGGTTGTTATTAATTCGTTGAGCAGGCTGAGGAGTGTTAGTTCCTAACTGCTTTGCCCACCAATCAGAGTTACTCATTTGTAATTACACCTTTGCTTTCCCAACGTTTTTCACAACGTGTGCAGATAACTGTGAAGTCAGACTGTGTCCAAGAAATGCTGTACATCTTGTGACCAAAAATCTTACAGATAAATCTACTCATTTTGCCTGTCCCCATTTATCTACTATGTTTATTTCAGCAATCAAAGGAACGATAATCTCTGGAAGTTTTACACCTTCCATTGAATCCCGAATTGCTTCGGCGCACTCTTCTGCTAAATCTTCACGTGCAACTGTAACGAGTTCATCGTGCACAGTCAACACGACATTCACATCTGGCTCTGTAACAAAACAAGAATGTGCACGAACTAGTGCTAATTTCATCAAATCTGCAGCAGAACCTTGAATCATGGTGTTAAACGCCTGTCGCTCTGCACGAAACTTAAGGCCATTTTCTGTGCTCTTTAGGTCAGGCAAATAACGGCGGCGACCAAGTAGTGTCTCAACAAATGGGATGTCTCCCCTGCCTCTTGCGGTTCTAATTACCTTTGCCTTGTATTTGATAATGTCGTGAAACTCTTCTGAGAACTGGTCAATTAAGTTGCGGGCTTCTTTTTCTGAGCAATCAATGCTTCGTGCAATCTTTTCAGGACCAACACCGTACGAAATTGCTAGAACTAACATCTTTCCAACTTTACGCTCTACACCCATAACATCACCAATAGCGGTGTACATATCCTTACCTTTACGGTAATACTCTAAGGCAACAGGGTCTTGAGACAACGATGCGATGATGCGTGGTTCAATCTGTGAGTAGTCTGCAACTACTAACTTGTATCCTGGAGGTGCAACAAACAGATTACGAATCAACTTGCCGTAATCTCCGCTACTAGGAATATTCTGTAAATTAGGGTCAGTACTAGAAAAACGTCCTGTTTCCGCTCCGTGTGACTTAAAGTTAGTGTGTGCTCTACCGTTGATTAAAAGTGATTTCTTCTCAACAACACGTGACTTTCCTGCAGTTGTGCGAGTAATCTCTCCGCCAAGATATGGCATTACATACGTTGTCATTAACTTGTTTAAGTCTTGGTATTCAATAATCGCATCTACAAGTTCGTCTTTAGAACGGTAAAACTCCATTGCTTCTGCAGATACTGAATAATGGTAGATAGTCAGTTCTTCACCCGACCTGACAATAGTTTGCCCCTTATCGGTAAGGGCTACTTTAATCTTTAAGTTTGGCTTAATACCACGACCCTCTGGCTTAGGTGAGAACAGCAACTCTTGTTTTTCCTTAACAGAGTTCATAGAAAATGCTCGACCAGCCAACTTCCATGCTTTGGCTTTGGCTAAGTCAATATCAATCTCTAAACGGTCTTTAAGGTTCTGCAGTTCAACCATATCTAAGTTTGCGCCAGTAAGTTCCATATCACAAAGAGCAGCAATAACATCCATCTCTAGACGCCATACTCTTGCAAGACTTCCTTCTAACTTTGGTGCTAAAAACTTGTACAACTTCCAAGTTGCTTCTGCATCAAGACCTGAATAGTGAGCAACATCAGTAAAGGAATGAACCTCAACCATTGCTCCAATTCCTTTTTCAACCTTAATCTTTAAGAACTTCTCAGCGCAATCTTTAAGGCCAAGTGAACCACGATTGCGGTTATCAATAACAAACGCTGCCATCATCGTGTCAAAGTAAGGTTTGCTTGCAACTACGCCACGATAATACTTAGCAATTGATTTAAGGTCGAACTTAATATTATGACCAACCTTTAACTGGTCACTAAAGAACAGAGGCTTTAAGGCTTTAAATACATCTCCTGGCAATAACTGCTCTGGTGGTGCGCTAAACACTGGAGTCCATTTTGCTTGGTTCTTTGAGTAGTCTGTCTCTGCTAATGCTTTACCTGCTGCAGCCTTACGTTGACCGCTTAACAGCATTTCTTTATCCCAATGAAGGAAGTCACCATTAGGGTGACCCATTGGTATTACGTCAGTGCGACCATCTGTTGCTAATGAAATCCACAATACGTCGTTAACAACTGGTTGGATTCTATTTTCTCCAACTGTTTCAACGTCAAATGCAAAACCATCTACCTTGGAGTAAAACTCAACAAGTTCTTGTAACTGTTCTTTGGTTGTAATAATGTTCATTTAAATCCCTCTTTTGGTTGATGATAGAGGGGCCTGGAAACGGAAATTAACAGGCCCCCCCATCTATGGAAGTACTACGCTAATGTGCGAGCAATTTCTAGAAGTTCAGAGCGAGGGGTCTCACGAACTACTTCTTCTGCCGTAAATGAAACAGCATTTGCTACAGCGTCATTAACGTTGTCTTGCGACAACTTCCATTCCTCTGCAAGGTCACGACCACGTACGAAGTTGAGGGTGTACTGCGTAGTAGGGCCTGTTCCCAAGCGAGAAATCTCCCAGAATTCCTTATCAAGAGGTCCCTTGCGCTCATCATCGTGAGCCTTCTTGATTTGGCGTGCTAGAGAAGGTGGTGCGGTAAGGACTTGTACTGTTGGTTCTCCACCAGATAGTACGAGTACGTTGAATGCAAACTTTCCACGAGCCTTGTCTCCAAGAATTTCGCAGAGTGGGCAACCATCACCGATACAAACAAAAGACTTCTTACCCTTTGGGCGTTCAATCCAGTGTTGCTCGTAAGTTGCGAAAGGACGGTCTTGTAAAAACTTTACAAGTTGTGGTTCTTCTGAAAAGCGAAAATCTGTAGGGAATTCAGATGTTTCTACTTTGAGTAGTGCTTCGGCTGCATCCCAGCCTTGTTGCACGGTTGTTCCAACTTTAGGTT